TACTGTATTAATACTACCTAATCTAGCTTCCTCTAGACTAGCTTCATCTTCTTTACCTTCTTGTCTTAGCTCACGTACTCTTTGTACCTGAGCTACGTATTCCTCTTCGAATGTATTATACATTTGATACCTCCTTCATCTTGATATCTATCGCTTCGGCGATATCCTCCACCGCCTGGTTGTAGCCATCAGCATAATCCCATGTTACTTCAGACCTTGATGCACTAACTTTAACTTGACCATTAGATCCTCTAATCTTACATAATAGATTAAATAGGATTTGTTCTTTTGTTTGTTTTTTCATGATATATTTCCTTTCTATTAATAATCTCTGATAACCCAAGTACCATTATCATATGCTTCTTTAGCGGCACGTTCATCTGGATAGTAATCCAAAGAATCTCTGCTATATGGGAACCAATGGTTTACTTCACTATCGTATTGTAAAGTGCCGATATAATATCCAGCATTTGATTGACAAACCATCAATTCAGATACAACATTGTTAGCTGGTATATCTGAATAACCTTCTAACTGATTACGTTCTTCATTCCTTGGATGGTTTGAGTTATAAGTTACGTTTTTGTGAGTGGTTAGAACCACATTTAGTTCATAATTTCTAGTCATTGTTAACTCCTTTCACTAGATTTCTTCCTTAATTAGCACACTCTCTAGTCAGAGTTAGCGAGGAACGAGCTTATTATTTTGATCGCAGTTTAGAAGAAACTGTCGTCAAAATAACGATTTATCGTGAATCAGCGATACTTATCGCCACGATAAATTGCTCTTGTACTAGTGTGCTAACGAGTACAATAAAAAGCCACGTATCTGCGTAGGCAGATCGTGTCTCCAAAACGAGCAAGGAAATCTAGAGAGAGGACGAGGGAAGTACGTTAGTGGAGCCAACGCTTAGCATGGCTACACTTACACTTTGGCTATAGTATAAGCTGAATACCAGACGCTTATGCGTTCTGGTAAACAGATAAGTCAAAGTAGTACTGACCGAGCATACAGACTATCATACCGAAGGGAAGATACTATCCTTTGCTTGACTTCAACCCACGAAAAATATGCCTCGTGCATAGTTTTTCTTGGTCATTTCGACCTTAGGAGAAATGATACAGGGAAGTGCAGAAGGTGCTTCTGCCGAGCATAGATATATTATTCTGCGTTTACGCAGCTTGTACACGAAGTGTAAATAATATTCTATGTGAGAGAAACTGTTACATCTGTTTACAATTAAGTTCTTGACATGATATAACGTAGCAAGGTATCTATCGTTATGGGCAGTCAAGTAAAAGGTAAAGATGGTCTAACCAATAGACAAAGGTTGTTGGTTGATACCCTCGTAGCTGAGGGATGTACCATAGCAAAAGCTAGTCAAATCGCAGGATATTCAAAGGGAGACAGTGGTAGGGTAACAGCTAGTAGAACGCTTCGTCTCCCAAAGGTACAAGAGTACTATAGATCACGAATCGCAGAGATAGGATTGATGGGTGCACTTCCAGCAGTACGTACAATAGTACGACTAGCACAGGAAGGTAAGAGTGATTACGTGAAGTTGGAAGCATCAAAGGATATACTAGATAGGAGTGGGTTCAAAGCTCCTGATAAGGTACAGCACAGTGTGGGTGGAAACCTCTCGATCAAGATTGATCTAGACTAAGTAGGGGGGGTTAGAAAACAGGAGCGACAGTGAGGATAAAGGTCCTGCTCACACATTATGAGCGATAAAAGTAAACTTTACAATCAGTTACAAATATTAAGCTGGACAGTAGAAGAAAGAACCAAGTACGAGAAGTGTCACTGTGGGAAGTGGGGTACATTCCATATACCTACCGACAATGGTAACTACTTCTTTCTGTGTGGCACTCATTATAAGGAGTATTGAAAATATATTTTTTTTGAGTAAAGTACGCCTATGGTTAATAAAACATTTACAGTTAAACGTAGAGATGGAACTACCAGAACATTAGATAGAGAAGCTGTTGGTAATAAGCTATTTGATAAAATGTGGCAAAATCAATCAGACTTTACTATGAAGTCTATTCATAATTCTGGATTAACTAAAAATGAAATACGTAAAAGTTGGATAGCATCATGGGGATTTGCAGGTTTAAAAGAAAATATAAAAGATGATGCTTTTATAAAAATGCTAACTACTGGATCTAAATTAGATACAGGATATAAAAATGTTGCACTTCAAAAAGCAGTAGGTGCTTTTAAGACTGTTATAAATTCTGTTATAAGAACAAAACCAGAAGGTAATAAAGGGAATGTACCTAGAAAGACTATAGCTAAAGCATCTTTATTTAAGAAAAAAAACGGAAAAGAAATAGCTAGTATCTCATTAACAAAGAACAAATGAGTCAGAGCTTATTAAAACGTATTGGAGTATCTGGTTACAACAAACCTAAAAGAACTCCAGGACACCCTAAAAAATCTCATGTCGTAGTCGCTAAAGAAGGATCTAAGGTTAAGACTATTAGATATGGGGAGCAAGGTGCTAGTACAGCTGGTAAGCCTAAATCAGGGGAATCTAAGAAGATGAAGATGAAAAGAAAATCATTTAAGGCTAGACACGCCAAGAATATAGCTAGAGGCAAGATGTCAGCAGCGTTCTGGGCAAACAAGAGTAAGTGGTAACATGGCAGTAAACGCAGCAGGAAACTATACTAAGCCTACTATGAGAAAGAGTTTATTTAATCGTATTAAAGCAGGAGGGAAGGGTGGCAGACCTGGACAATGGTCAGCTCGTAAAGCTCAGATGTTAGCTAAACAATATAAGGCTAAGGGTGGTGGCTATCGATGAAGAAGCCACAAAGAAGTTTAAAGGCATGGACAAAACAGAAATGGAGAACCAAATCTGGAAAGCCATCCTCTAAAACTGGTGAACGCTACTTACCAGAAGCTGCTATCAAGTCATTGACTGCTAGTGAATATGCGGCTACAACTAGAGCTAAGAGAAAAGGCAGTAAGAGTGGGAAACAATTTGTTAAACAACCCAAAGGTATTGCTGCTAAAACAAAACCATTTAGGAGGGTTTCATAGTGCCAAACATAGGTAAAAAAAAATATCCATACACGAAAGCTGGAATGGCTGCTGCTAAGAAAGAAGCAAAGAAGTCAGGTAAAAAGATGACCATGAAAAAAGGTTATGGCAAGTAATGAATTGGGTAAAAACAAAATGGAATAGTCTTAGTAAGAGAGCTAAGATTATTGGATGTGCTGTGGTTGTATTAATAATCGCAGGTATTATATTTAATTAAACATGAGGTACGCAGAGGAGCTATCTTACGAGGATCGTCAAAGACTTCGTAAGATAGTGAAGAAAGAACATTTTAAACATTATCCTAGAGATTTACGATTCTCGGATCATGAAGCAGATAAATTTATAGAATCTCTACTACCAGAAACTATCTACAAATTAATTAAACGATCTGTAGATAATGGTATTGCTTGACAGAACTCAACTACAAAGCTCCAGGTGAAATAATAAAATCCTTTATGAAGGATGAATCCTTCTTTAGAGGCTTACGTGGTCCAGTAGGATCAGGGAAGTCTGTATCTTGTTGTATTGAAATATTTAGACGTGCATTAAAGCAGAAGCCTAGTCCAGATGGTAAACGTAAATCTAGATGGGCAGTTATTAGAAATACAAACCCTCAGTTAAAAACAACAACTATTAAAACGTGGTTAGATTGGTTTCCAGAAAATTCATTTGGAAACTTTATGTACTCAGTTCCTTTTACACATAACATTCATGTAGGTGATGTAGAGCTAGAAGTTATCTTCTTAGCACTAGATAGACCAGAAGATGTGAAGAAACTATTGTCTTTAGAATTAACTGGTGTATGGATTAATGAAGCAAGAGAGATTCCCAAGTCTATTGTAGATGCATGTACTATGCGTGTAGGTAGATTCCCTTCTATGAAAGATGGTGGACCTTCATGGTATGGTGTTATAGCAGATACTAATGCACCTGATGAAGATCATTGGTGGTCCATTATGTCTGGTGAAGTGCCTGTACCAGATCATATGAATCAAGAAGAATCATTAATGTTAGTAAAACCAGATAACTGGCAGTTCTTTGTACAACCCCCAGGCATGATAGAAAAAAAAGAAGATGATAAAATTAAAGGTTATGAGCTTAATAGCACAGCAGAAAATATCCAAAATGTTACACCTGATTACTATCCAAATATCATTAGAGGAAAAAGTAAGTCTTGGATTGATGTTTACGTTTTAAATAGATTAGGAACTATTGAAGATGGTAAACTTGTTTATGGTTCATTTAGAGAAGATGTACACATAGCAGATGAAGATATAGATTTTGCACCTACTACTGTTTATATTGGATTAGACTTTGGTCTTACACCTTCTGCTGTATTTGGTCAAAAACTACCTGATGGTAGATGGTTAATCCTACATGAATTAGTTTGTTTTGATATTGGTACAGTTAAGTTTGGTGAATTACTAAAGCATGAGATAATTAAACACTGTGCAGATAAAGATTTAAAAATATTTGGAGATCCAGCTGGAGATTTTAGAGCACAGACAGATGAAACAACTCCATTTCAGATACTTAGACAACAAGGCATCCAGGCATTTCCAGCACCATCTAATGATGTAGGACTAAGAATAGAATCTGTAGAAGCTGCATTGAATAGAATGGTAGATGGCAAGGCAGGATTCTTATTAAATAAATCTTGTAAGTCACTGCGTAAAGGATTCTTAGGGGGATATCATTACAGAAGAATACAAACGTCTGGAGAAAGATATGAAGATAAACCTAATAAGAATAAATTTTCACACGTACATGATGCATTACAATATTTAATGCTAGGTGCAGGAGAAGGTAGATCATTAACAGTAGGTCCAGCAAAACCACAAGTATCTAATGCTTATAAGAACTGGAATATATTTGATCGTGGTTCAATGAACAGGAGGAAGAAGTGGGATATTTTCCGAAGGAATGGTTAGTATTTTTTTATGATCCACCTAATCATGAGTGGTATCATAGGTTTAGAAGAAATGGTATGGCACACTGTGGTGCGTTTGCATACTATCCAAAAAAAGATAAATGGTTGGTTGTAGAACATATACATAGAAGATTAGATCTAAACATTATAGATGGTGAAGAAGTAGATAAAATGCTAACATATGTAGTTCAACACAAAGGTGTTATATTAAAATGCAAGACATTTCGCCATAAGTGGAGATTATTTCAAGCAGCATGGCTTAGAGAACATTCTTGTGTAACTATCATTATGAGAGTACTTGGAATAAATAGGTTGATTATTACCCCTTATCAGTTATATAAATATTTAAAGAAACAAGGTTGTGAACAATGGGATTTTTAAAACCAAAAAAATATAGACCAGATCCAGAATTAGAAAAACAGTTGAAAGAACAACGTCAAGAAGAAGAACGTATAAAGCAAGAGGAAGAAGATGCTAGAGAAAAAAGAAATAAAAGAATGATGAAGGGAAAAGTAGGATCAAGATCTTTATTTTCTAGAGCTGGTGGTAGAGGTTTTTATCAAGAAGGTGAAAAAATAGATTAATGGGATCAAGTACATCAACATCAAGTAGTAGTTCAAGAAAACCAAGACGTCAAACATATGACCAATTTAAAACACCAGAGAGTAGTCAAGCTGCTATTAATAGACAAAAAGCTATTTTAGCTAGTACTAAAACAAAAACTGGTGCTTTTGCAAACCAAGAAGCAGATTTAAAAAAAGCAGGTTATACTCTTAGTGCAGATAAAAGTTCTATTTTAAAAGATGGAAGAACTGTTGCTGGTGTAACTGGTAGTGGTCAATTATTTTCAGGAAGTAAACAAGTTTCAGATATTATTAAAAAATCACAACCTACAAAGATAGATCAAACAAGATCTATGAGTGCAGGAAGTAGAGCAGGTATGAGAGCTGCTACATCCATAGAAACTATGCAAAGATTAGAACAGTTAGATGAGCCATCAAAAGCAAGGGAATCAAATATTCAAGCAGCTTTAAACTATGGTAGGGGAGTTCAACCTTCACCAACAGTATTAGATCCTACAAGAATAGTTGCTAGTACACCAACAATGAAAGAGTTAGGTGGTGATATTGCTAGAGGTATTATGGGAGGAACTGCTCCTTCTGTTTCATATTTAAAAAAAGGTTATCAAGCAGAACCAATTAAAGGTTTAATTCCTACTATTACAGATGCAGCTATGACTGGAGCATTATCACCTACTTATCAATTATTAAAAAGTGGAGTTGGTTTTTTTCAAAATGATACACCTGAAACACCAACTGGTATTGTAAGACCAACAGAGTCACAAGAATTTGCTGATTCTCAAGAAGAAGAAAAAAGAAAGAAAAAATTAGCTGGATCTTTAGATAGTAGTATTGCAAAAGGTAGAAGTTTATTTGGTACTCAAGCAAGAACTATTACTGGCGGAATGGCTTAATGTATAGTTACAATTATAGATCAGGTCCTAATACAGGAACAATGAATCCTAAAACATTTATTAAAAAGTTTAGTCATGCAGAACAATTAAAGACACATTGGATTCCTAAGTTTGAAGAAGCATATGAATATACTATGCCAGGCAGAGAAGCCTTTTATGATGAAGCACCTGGAGAAAAAAGAACAGATAGAATATTTGATGAAACAGCTGTAGTAGGAATACAAGAGTTTGCTTCTAGACTACAAGCAGGTATTACACCTACCTTTGGTAGATGGATTAATTTAAAAGCAGGTATGGAAATACCTCCACAACTTGCACCAAAAGTAGATGAACAATTAGACGAAATAACTAATTATATATTTGAGATACTCCATGCATCTAATTTTAATCAAGAAGTGCATGAATCATTTATGGATTTAGCTATTGGTACTGGTGTCATGTTAGTGAATGAAGGTCCATCAACTAATCCTATTGTATTTAATTCTATTCCATTACCACATGTATACTTAAATGCAGGAGCAGATAACAAGATAGATTGTGTATATAGAAAGCGTCAAATAAGATTAGGAGATATTAAAATATTATATCCTGATGCAAATCTAGAATCATTAGAAGATAAAGTAAATAATGAACCTGATGCTAAATGTACTGTTATTGAAGGTACAATGAGAAACTATACAGATCCAAACAAAGAAGTTTATGACTATGTTGTTTGTGTAAAAGATCATGAACAAATAATATTTGAAGATCAGTTTGAAGGACAAGGTTCTAATCCCTTTATTACATTTAGATGGAACAAAGCTAGTGGTGAAGTATATGGTCGTGGTCCAGTATTTAATGCTATGTCAGCAATTAAAACTACTAACTTAACTATTGAGTTAATATTAGAAAATGCACAGATGAATATATCTGGTATCTATCAATTAGAAGATGATGGAGTCATTAATCCAGACAACATTCAATTAGTGCCTGGAACAATTATTCCAGTAGCTCCAGGATCTAGAGGATTACAACCTATTAATGGTGCAGGTAGATTTGATGTTGCTCAATTAGTATTAGACGATATGAGAAGTAATATTAGAAAAGCATTGTATATGGAAACATTAGGTCCAACTAAAGGTACACCTATGTCAGCTACAGAAGTAGCAGAGAGAATGGCAGATCTATCAAGACAGATTGGATCTTCTTTTGGCAGACTACAGTCAGAGTTTATCATGCCATTAATTAGACGTGTTATCTACATTTTAAAGAAACAAGGTAGAATAGAATTACCTTCATTAAACAATAAAGAAATAAAAATTATACCAGAATCTCCATTATCAAGAGCACAGAACGAACAAGATATTGCAGATGTAAATAGATTTAATGCAACACTAGGTCAAACATTTGGACCACAAGTATTAAATCTTATTGTAAAACAAGAAGAAGTAGCTAGATATTTAGCAGAGAAGATGAATCTTCCAGAAAAGATTATTAGAGATGCAGCTGAACAGCAACAAGTAATGCAACAGATGCAACAAGTAATGCAACAACAACAAGGAGGAATGAATGAGTTGGGAGCAGCTCCAGAGCAAACCTAAAGGAAGCCATCTATCCATTGATGGGTTTTATCGTACAGAAAAAAAAGAACGTGAACTTAATACAGATATGGCTACACTATTTAGTAGCGAAATTGGTAAAAAGGTTTTGGACTATTTAAGGTCTATAACAGTAGATGCTGTTGCTGGTAAAGATGTAAGCAACGAGCATTTAAGACATCTTGAAGGTATGAGATATTTATACTTTATCATCAAGAGAAGAATTGAATCTGATAAGGAGGTCTAATGTCAGAAGAACAAGTACAAGAAACACAAGAAACAACACAAGAGGTATCTCAAGAAAGCACTAGTGAAGTGCAGATACCTGAGTATATTCCAGAAAAGTTTTGGGATAGTGATAGAAATGAAATTAAAGTTGAAGAACTGGGTGCATCATACAAAGCATTGGAACAAAAGTTTGGGATGCGAACTGAAGATCTTACGAAACAAGTACGTGAAGATATGGAAGCAGAAAGAAAGTCTAGC